ATAACTTTAAAGATAATAATAGATTGCATCTCCGCTAAAAGAACTTTAGCTCAAACCGCCGCTCAAATAGGAAGTATGATTGAACTAGAACTACAAAATAGTATTTTCAAAGCTAAAGAACCTCACCTTCACACAGTCGTGTTAAGAGATTTAATTAAAAGAACAAGTAATGTTAAACACCGTAAGCGGGTATTTGCTCATACGTTGGGAAAATACAAAATTCAGGTTGATAAATGGGATTTAAGAAAACAAGCGTTAGTTGGTTTAAAGTTAATAGATTTAACAATTAAACTTAGAGCGTTATGTAAATTAAAACCATTAAGAACTAGAAAAGATAAAACAGTTAATTATTTAGTATTACACGAAGAAATAGAAAAGAAGATTAGAGACAGTAGTTTTCAATGTAGTGTTTTAACACCTTATTATAAAGCTATGGTCACACCGCCGAAACCATATTCAACACCTTTTAATGGAGGTTTTCACAATGAGTATTTATCTAAACAACCATTAATTAAAACACATGATTATACTTATTTACATACATTAGATAATAAACAGTTAAGCGGTTTCTATGATGCAGTAAATCACCTCCAATCAGTTGCCTTTAAAATTGATAAAGATATGTTTAATATATTTAAAGAAATATGGGACAATAATTTAAGATTAGGTAAGTTTCCAGAAAGAGAAAGTCTTTTAGACGCTAAAGGTAAACCAAAAGGTATTTACCGAGACCCTAAAGTAGATGAAATATTAGAACTTAGAATTAAATACAAAAGAGATTTAAGTAGGGCTTATAGTGATGAAATAGCTAGATCATCTAAAGTATTAAATACATTAGTTGCAGTAGATTTAGCACTAGAATATTTAGAATTTGAAAGAATATATTTTGCTATGTTTGCTGATACTAGGGGAAGATTATATCCTGTTGGTACAACCGTTACCTACCAGACTGACCAAAAGATTAAGTCGCTTATCAACTTCGCAAATCCAGAGGTCTTAAGCGGTCAAGGTAAATATTGGTTATTTGTTCATGCTTCTAATACTTGGGGTAATGATAAAGTTTCGTTTGATGAGAGATATAAATTTACTGAGGAGAAGTTTGAGGAATTTGTAAGTTATGCAGAAGCTCCGTTTGAGAACAAAGAGTGGAACTATGCAGATAAACCAATGGAGTTTTTAAATACTTGTATAAATCTTAAGCGGTTTAAGGAAAATGGTGAGCAGATGCTATGTGGTTTGCCTGTGTCTATGGACGCAACTTGTAGCGGTTTACAGGTTTTGTCGATCCTGATGAGAGATGAACAAACCGCTAAAAAAGTAAATGTACTACCATCAGAAGCTCCACAGGATATTTACTCGGCAGTCGCTAATAGAGTTAAGAAAGACGTAGAGCAACAAGCGGCTAACGGCAGTCCAGAAGGGAATCGTTGGCTTCAGTTTGGAATTAACAGGAAAATTGTCAAAAGAAATGTAATGACACTTGTGTATTCATTAAAACAATATGGTGCAAGACAACAAATTTATGATGAATATAGAAGTATAGTTGAATTTCAACCAGAAAAGAAAGTATTAGCAGATGACGGTTTTTCTGATTGTCGTTGGTTAGCTAAGATTGTTTGGGCTAAAATGGAACAAGAAGTTGAACCAGAAATGAAGTTAATGAGTTGGTTTCAAGATTGTGCAAAGCTATTTGCTAGAGCCAATCTTAAGATGAAGTGGACTACACCAATGGGGTTTCCTGTGGAAATGGATTATAGATACCAAATTCCCTTTAAAGTTAAAACAGCAATAAGCGGTTCGTTGGTATATACGACATTCAGGAGAGAACAAGATCGTAAAGATGGTAGAAAATATCAGTCTAGTATCTCACCCAATCTTGTTCATTCTTTAGATGGTGCAATCAATCAAGCGGTTGCCTTGTATTGTAAGAACCATGATGAACCTATTAATAATTTATTAATGGTGCATGATAGTTTTGCAACAACACCAAATCGTATTGACCAATTAAACAAAATTATTAGACAAGTGGTAATTGATCTTTTTAAAGAAGATTATTTAGAAATTTTATATGCAGATTGGACTGCACAGTTACCTGCAAAATTCTCTAAGTCGCTTAACCCTCCACCCGAACGTGGAGAATTGGACATTAACGAAATTGCAAACAGCAAGTATTTTTTTAGTTAAATAGTTGCGAAAGCGAGACTAATAATATATAGAAAGGACGGGTATGATAAAACTATTTGTATATGGGACACTTAAAACGGGTTATGGATTAAATCACGTTTTATCTAAAAGTAAATTAATAGATCGTAGTTATATAACAAAACGTAAAGGTTTTGAAATGACAGGTTTTTGGTTTCCTTATATTTACGAAAGTAAAGATAGCGTGTTTGGAGTTAAAGGCGAACTTTATGAAGTAACAAAAGAAGATTTTAGAAATGCAAATCGTATTGAACTTGGTGCGGGATATAAACTACAAGAAATAGATAATGGTATTGTTGGTTATGTTTATCCAAATCCAATAGATGCAAAATCAATCTGTGTATTAAAAAACACACAAGACAATTATTATGAGTGGCGGAACACAGATGATATGCAAAATCTAGAATAGTGGATTTAATTTTATTAAATGATGGTTTGTATTCTTTAGTAGAAGTTACTAAGGAAATGACAAAAGGTATAGAATTATTAAGTGAGATTAATTGTTTTGATCTTTGTGATATTTTAAGATTACATCTAACTACTTATTATGATTATCCTATTAATGCTCATGTAATGAAAGATGACACAGGTCATTTGTATGGGTGTATTTGTAAGTAATTAGTCTCGCTTACGAGATAATCTCACAAAGGATAACAAACATAGAGACACTCTTGGAGGTAAAACAATATGATAAATGAAAAAACAATACACACAACACCAATAGGAATTGGAAATTATCCTTACCTATTCACACCAGATACTCAATTTGAAAAACCAGATGGAGTGTTTACTGTAAAATTTGTGTTGAGTAAAAAAGATGCTGAACCTTTTATTAAAATTTATGAGGACACTTTAAAAGCACGTCAACAAAAAGACAATACTGAAAAAAGAGCTCCTCACAATCAATATAAAATTAATAAAGATGGAACAGTAGAGTTTAAATTTAAACTCAAAGCTAAGGTAATAATGAGAGACGGGACTGACTTCGAGCAAAGACCGAAGATTTTATTAGCTGATAAAACTATTGCTGAAAAGCAACCAGTTTATAGTGGCTCTAAAATGAAGATCGCCTTTCAAGCTACGTCTTGGGCTAATCCAATGCAAGGTGTTGGTGTTAGTTTAAGATTAAAAGCAGTTCAGTTAATAGAAATAGTTTCTGAAAAACCAAAAGCAAACGGGGACAGTAGTTCAAGTTATGATTATGGTTTTGGTAAGGAAAAAGTTTCCAATGTACCTAGTGGGAAAAAAGAAGTTTCGCAACAGGAAGCGGACTTCTAATTATCGTAGTGGGCTTGAGGATAGCGTAATAAAAGATTTAGAATTTAGGAAAGTAAATTTTAAATATGAAAAACGTGTTATACTGTATTTCAAGCCCTCTACTAAACACAAGTACACTCCAGACATTGAGTTGGATAACGGAGTATTAATTGAAATAAAAGGTTTCTTTAAAAGAGAAGATAGAAAGAAACATTTATTAGTAAAAGAACAAGAACCAAAATTAGACATAAGGTTTATTTTTGGAAATTCAAAAAACAAAATCTACAAAGGTAGTAAAACAAGTTACGCAGATTGGTGTATCAAACATGGTTTTAAATTTGCTGACAAAATTATTCCTAAAGAGTGGATTTATTAAGGGAGGAAAATGATAATTCAAAAAACGACCGAAGCGTGGAACAACATTGTTAAAGAAAAAGATGATGAAATAAAAATGCTTAGGGGAAAATTAAAAAAGACAGTAGAAAAATGTCGTGCTTTATATTCTAGAGTTAGAGATTTACAAGATATTGACGAAGCTCATAAAAAGACGAATGGAGTTCTCCAGAGAAAAGTTTCTAATGCAGAGCAGAAGATAAAAGATATAGAAAATGACCGCTTAAATAAAGGACGGGAAGCGGGTTTTGATGTCTAATGATAGTGAGTTTGTTAAACACTTACCTTGTACGACCTGTACGTCTAGTGATGGAATGGCTCTCTATTCTGATGGTCATACTCATTGTTTCGTTTGCAATACTACTACTAATTCTTCAAGTAATAGGAATGTATCTAAAGATGTTTATTTTAGCGATTTGGTTCAAGGTCAAGCGGTTAGCTCCTA